TTTGATATTAAAGAACAAAATAGAACAAGGAGAGCCGGGACTAGGCTCTACCGGGAATACCGATAAAGTGTGAAGTGGGCCAGTACTTGTCAGAGAGTGTTTCGCGTTCAATGTTCATGAGCGGGAGAACTGTCTCATAGTAGGTAGGGAAGCGAGTAATGTCAATCTTTTCATCGCCACCGGGGAGGTGAGTTTGAATAAATCGAAGGCCGGAAGGGAGGCCTTTCGCATCGGGGGTGAAACCTTTGTTTGCCAAGTAAAGATAAATGTCTTCACAGATTTGGTAAACACGGGGGTCAGAACCACAGTTCGCGTAAGCGATACCAATGGCTCTAGCCATTAGTGCCTGTAGTGTATCAGAACGTTCCGGGTGTCGAAGTTGAGCAAGAAGTGCGATTGGATCGCGGTACGGGATACCGTTGCGGTTCCTGTATTTGAGGACTTCTGCGTGTTCGAGAGAGTCGCGGATTTCTGATTTCTTATCGCTGAGCACAGCGCCAAAGTAGTAGAGAGCGTAGTGTTTAAACATGGTGAGGAACCAGTTAGCAATGAGAATGAAACAACAAAGTAACATGAAAATTGAATCGTCGCCTTGGACTTTGATGATGACTTTGTCAAGATCGAAGCCGAGTCGAGAGAGGATAGTGAATATCATGACTAGGTTGTAGATAGAATCAAGAAGTTGAGTTTGGAAGTAACCAGAGTAAATGCCAGAATGGAGAAACTGAATGAGTGTGCCATCGGGGAGCATTAGTGGTGTAGAAGTGATTGCGTCGGTCATCCAATTCCAGAGTGTTTCGGTGCGTTGTGCATCGTAAGTGTCTGTCGAGGAGTCGGGATAATCGAAGGTAGGGTGGTAACCCTTGGTGAAGTCGAACATGGGTCGGAGGATTCGAGAGTGAATGTCGCGGATGACTGTGTGTCTTGCGCGTCGGTCGAAACCTGACCAGTCGAGAGTTGCAACCAGTTCGTGCCTAGGTGCCATCCGAGTGAGGAAGTTTCTGAGACGATACCAACCG